CTATCTTACTGGTAAANAAATCTAAGGCTTCTAATTGCTTCGGGTATAATTGCTTCATTCGGCGGGATACTCTCACGTTTCCGAAATAGAGTCAATTATTTTTTTTCCTTTAAATCAGAAAAAGCTGATTTTTTCCTCCAATATTCAGCAATCAGATAAGCATCGATCATGCCGTCGTGGGGGACCACGGCCCTCTCTGATCGAGTCCAGTCTTCGCCCGGACACAGCATCATTGCTATGTCCTTCGCCACTTCCTTTGTTTTCCCCTTGGGGACAGTCCCCAGCATTTCCTTCTGCCACTCCCTGACTGTTATGGGGTTAACCTCCCACATACGCATCTCGCAAGCCCCTAACAGTTTACCAAAGTTTATTGCCATAGAACGAACAGCTTGGGAACTCTTGGCATGGTGCAGTGGTTCCTCAATCACGAAACAGGGTTCAGTGTTCAGTTCGTTTACCCACTCCTTCACAGCCATCAAGTCGACTTCGCTTTTACCATTCCGCTTCAGCGTCGGCATTACCATCTTGGAGATTACACAGCCTCGGCATCTTGAGATCGCGCACAAGCCACCGTCGACACCGTTGTCGACGCCGACGATCATCTGAGAGTAGGTGGTATTCATCGCGACTACAACTCGGTTCTTTCAGGAGGGTTTTCCTGAAGGCGTCGGACCTCTCGGGTGATATACCACTGAGCCTTTTTTAGGTCTTCGAGTTTCGCCCCCTTGTGGTCAGCCCGTAGGATATACTTAACAGCATTACCTAAACAAAAGTTTAGATGCTCTGTGATCTCGATGACCTCCACACCGGAGGGGTGTGAGCGGTAGTGGGGTGGGTAGTTGACCATGTCACCGTTATTTTTTATCTTGGTCTGGTTCTCCATCGTGTTCTTCTTTTTTGCTTTCAACGGCATCGCTAACATCAATGACATGACCTGATGTTTTAACCGCACCACCATTAAGGGCTGTTTTGGTGTTCGTCAATATTGAAACGTCGATGGACAACTTGCTCCCAGCAGCCCCGCCCTTGGCGTCCAACCCAAAGTTCCGCCGAATGATTTGGTCTAGTTGGTCTAGCTCGCGTATTGTCTTCGCAGGTCGGATCAACTTGAGGCTGTCGCGCATCAGCTTGACCGCGCTCGCTGTGACGTAGCTTTGATATTTTTCTGCGGGGGTTGTCTGGACTTCAGCGTGTTCCATGATCGCCTTGTCTTCTTCGGCGCGTAACCTGCTTTTCTCAATCTTGATGGCGTCTTTGATCGTCGAGGAAAGGTTTTCTTCCAACGCATCCTGAACCCTATCTTTTACTTCAGTAACTTTGTTAGGCTCATGCCTGTGCCTTTTTGGCGGGATTTTCATCTCCCGCAGCCATCGACGGAGCGTTGAATCGCCGATACCAATCTCTTGTGCAATGCGGACTTGTGGCATACCGTCATTATACATATCAAGAGCCATCCTCTTTAGCTGATCTTTTTGCTTCTGGTTTCTTGAGTTACCTGACATATCTATACTGAGTTGTTTATGGCTAAGAAAAGAACTAACAAACTAGAGCCAGTCATTGATCCCAAAACGAAGATGATGAGGGTAGGCTCGTTTACCATCCCACCGTCTACTATTATTACGGGGCTTTTGGTGGGTTTCGCTCACCATACTAAAGTTCGTGATAGGGAATATTATTTCTGGAGAATCTGTGATGAGCTATGGAACAACTCAGATTTACCAGAGCCGCTAATGGTTAAGCACCCTTGGGCCGAGTTGATGGTTAGGGAAGCTCTTAAAAACAAATACGTCGCAATCGGGGGTGCTGCAAGTTCTAGTAAAAGCCACAGTATGGCTGCCTTTGGTATTATCTGCTGGTTGGCTAGGCCACACGAGACTCTAGTTCTAATAACTTCGACAACCCTAAGAGAAGCTAGAAAGCGTATTTGGGGTTCGATCATCTCACTCATGTCGGTCATCGAAGGCGCACCCTGTAAGATTCGCGACTCCATTGGTAATATCGCATATGTTAACGAAAATGGAACCCTGTTCGAGAGAGCCGGTTTGTCGTTGATCGCGGCTGAGAAATCAAAGACCCGTGAAGCTGTCGGTAAATTTATTGGTATTAAACAGAAGCAAGTCATCCTTATTGGCGACGAGCTTTCGGAACTAAGTGAAGCAATTCTAAATGCAGGTCTATCTAACTTGTCCAAGAACCCTGAACTTAGGATCATTGGAATGTCGAACCCTGCATCCCGTTTCGATGCATTTGGAGTCTGGTCTGAACCAAAAGATGGGTGGGATTCCGTGGCTACCCAGACAGACGACTCTTGGAAAACCAAGTGGGGAGGCAGCTACATCAGGTTAGATGGTGAACGGTCCCCGAATCTGGATGCAGGGTTCGATAAGTATCCGTTCCTACCCACGCAGGAGAAACTGGATGAAGACAAGGCTATTCTGGGTGAGGAGTCCCGTGCCTATATGCGAATGGTCCGTGCTGTCTTCTTCGACGGGGATGAGGATGAGACTATTTATAGTGAGCAAGAACTCGTCCGACACGGTGCGACACAGAAAGCCGACTGGCAAGGTAAGCCTATGGTGGTTGCTGGACTTGACCCAGCTTTCACTAACGGAGGTGACCGAACTGTGTTATATCTGGCGAAAGTGGGATATACCAATGATGGCGATTACTGTATCGAATTCGGCGAATCGTTTATGATCCGCGATGACGCTTCGAACAAGGCAATCCCAAGAACATACCAGATCGTGACCAAGGTCATTGAGTTGTGTAAGAAACATAAAGTTAGTGCGGATAACCTCGCAGTTGATGCCACAGGTGCTGGTGCGCCTTTCTGCGATGTTCTGGCTGGTGAGTGGTCTAGTGGGTTTCTCAGGGTATCCTTTGGTGGGAAGCCGTCCGACAAGCGCGTAGGAGCAAACAGCAAGCTTACGGGCGTAGACCTTTATACGAACCGTGTATCTGAACTCTGGTTCGTGGGCAAGGAGTTGATGAGAACGAGACAACTGCGCGGGGTCGACGCTGATCTGGGCAAGGAGATCTGTGCCCGGAACTATGAACTGGTGAAATCTGGAACCTTGAAAGTGAAGATTGAGTCCAAGGTCGATTATAAATCGAGGATGGGTCGAAGCCCTGACTTGGCTGATGCGGCTTTCTTGGCTCTCGACTGCGCCCGTCAGCGTATGGGACTCGTGGCTGTGGAACCAGTAGAGAAGGCAGAGGGTTCAGGGTTCAGGGTTCCTCAGAGGAAGACGATCAAAAGTCTGCGTGGGTCTCTTGATAACTCAGAAGGCTCCCTGTCCTAGCTATGTCCCACCCCCCTACTATAAAAAGTTCTTATTTTGTACTGGTTACCTTGTTTACATAAACAGGGTAACCACCCTAATGCACGAGTTTTAAAAAGGGGGTGGTGTATTATATCAGTTTTTGTGGAAATTATAATATGGCACGAACCACATTCTCTGGTATAATAGAAGATATTTATGGCTGCCAAACGCTTTAAGAGGCTTCCCGGTGGGGGCATCAAGTATATGGGCGAGCGTTTCCCCGGTTTCAACAAACCAAAACGTGCCCCTAAATCTTCTAAGAAAAAGTTTGTTGTCCTCGGTAAGGAGGGTGACAAAATCCGTAAAGTATCTTACGGTCACCGAGATTACCAAGATTTCAGACAACATAAGGACTCTAAGCGCAGAGCAAATTTCCGGTCACGGCACAACTGCAAAACCGCTAAAGATAAAACCACGGCCCGTTACTGGGCTTGCAAACACCTCTGGTAACTATGCCCCCGAGAAACAACAAAAGACGCAGGCAAAACCGCGAGCAAAAAGTAGACCAAGCTCGCTCACAGAATACAAGTAAGGGAACTCCCCTAAAAGGAAAAGGAACTCCCCTAAAAGGAAAAGGAACTCCCCTAAAGGGACAAGGAACTCCCCTAAAAGGAAAAGGAACTCCCCTAAAGGGACAAGGAACTCCCCTAAAGGAGCAAGGTGACCCCGGACGCGGTCGTCCCGTCGGCACTGACCGCCCCAGTTCTCTTCCTGAGACTGCCTCACCAAGCCCTAGCCCCCCACCAAGCCCTAGCCCCCCACCAAGCCCTACGCCTACGGGGGATCGCCCACCCACTACTCCTAGCCCTACGCCTAGAACCTTCATAGGTAAGCCTCGGATTGTTGAAACAGTGTCTGTCCCCGCGACTACGAAGTCCCCAACCACCAACCCCAACGCTTCAGCGGGTGCTGGCCCTCAAACACCATACGAAGAACCCGAGGTAGGGGGTCTGAATCCTAACGGGACCCCCTACAGCGGGTTCGCGCCAGACGATAAGCCAGTGAGTCGTGCCGAGACACGTAAACTGAATAAGGCCGAGAGGCGCAAGCAAAACGTAAACAAAGCCCCTAGTGCAGCCCCCAGCGCAGCCCCCAGCACAGCCCCTACAGAATATCAAAAACCGAAAGACGCATCGGAACTGGCAGCGAGGCAGAATGCTGCCGCATCTATTTCGGCGGCTCTTTCGATGGACAAAGGAAGGAACCGTAAAGAGGCTCTTCAAAAAGCTAAACAAGAAGCTGAAGATTTAGGAATACCGAAAGACAGAGTGGATTCTTATATTGATAGGCAAAGGTCGCAAACGACCCTAGAGGCTAGACAACAAGCAGCAGCCGATCTAAAAAGAGCAGACAGGCTATTAACCAGAAAAGACCAAAACAGGGCTAGAAGAGAAGCAGTCCAAATGGCTAGAAAAGCAGGGGTTTCTAATAAAGATATAAAATCTTTTATTGAGCGCGAAATCGAGGGGCCAAAAAAGGAGGCGCAAAGAAAGATACAAGACCTAGAAGTGAAAATCGCAGAAGACCCCGAAAACTCTGAAAGATATTTCGGTGAAATGCTTGAGGCTATGGGGGAAAAAACCCCTTCGCGATTAGATTCACGTTTCGGTAGTAGACGAATTGGAACCGATGAATCAGTGATGACTCAGATAGCTAAAGATGTTGCGAGTGGGAAATTGTCTCCCGCAGCAGGTGATTTAAAGCTAACTAAAATCATGGAGCAGCGAGCTAGATATAACAACCCCAATCAAGCTAGGGTTCAAGAAATAATGCGACAAAGAGAAAACGCAAGACGGGGGGCGGCAGGAAAATCACCATTACCGAGAATACCGTATCAGGTTGGGTCTACTGGAAGTGTTGGTACGGGAAAAAATAGAAGTAATAGAAGTTCATTTTACAACGTTCCCGGACCTAAATCTTCGGGAGGATTTATATCAGGTTAATAAAAAGATGAGTGCATCCCCTTTTTCCTATTCAAGAGATGTAGCCTCTCTGAAGGGTCTACATTTTAACCCTGCCGATGACAGTTCGATTGAGTCGTATTCGCGTCAGTTCGCCCCCTTGATTGAAGCTAGAAACCAAGAACGCGAGGATCGAAGAAAACGCAAAAGAGAAGACTTTATTTTCAAGCAACAGAAAAATAAGTTTCGGCAGGAAATACAAAACCAAAAACTGATACGACAGGCCAGACAAGACGACCCGAGACTGAGTCAGGAGTTAGGAAACATTACCGAAATGGACGACCCCAAGGCGGCGATGGCAGAACTTGTATCTTGGTCAGCCCGGAACAGCCAAGCACTAAGTAACAACCCATCACTTTCCAACACGCAGGTTATGGTCTCCAATATCCTGAAAAGCAGAGCGGAGGAGGAATCGTCTAATGAGATGTTGAAAGTAGTGCAAATTGATAGCTTCATAGCCGCTGGTGACTTCGGGACCGCTGCAACTATGGTTCAAGATATCGAGAACCGCGATATGGTTGCCGCCGTGAACAGGAAAATAGAGGTGGCAAGAAACGCTAGGACTTCCGCAGAGGTCGCCGCGCAAACAAAGCAGCAGGAGCGACAAGACAAGCTAGAGAAAGAGATGAGAGATAACCTGAACACGCAATTAACGGCGCGGAAAGAAGACTGGGAAGAGGCGTCTGGGTTACTTGAAAAGCCTGACGATTTCAACGGCTACCTCGGCCCCGATGCAACAGAAAGAGTCGACTGGAGTGAACTCACCCCG